ATATGTTCCAATTCGAGGATTTCGATTTATTCAATTAATGAATGAAGAACATTATGTGGTAGATATTGATGGACATAATATTTACAATGCATTTATTGTATCGCGACCGGGTAGTCCTATTTTATTCAAAGCGATACGAAAAATTGTAGAGAATGTATCCAATCGTTTTTATGGGTCGTCACCTTTGGACCCCACTGGTCCTGGATTGTTGGGCAATATTCTCCCATCTTCGGATCCTCGTGTAACTATGCGGCATGAACTATTTCAAGGAAATATGGAAAATAAACTCATCTATTATAAAAATAATCCCATTTTAAAAAGTTATACTGGTCATACACAAGATAAAACGAAAAGTTCAATCAAACCACACTATTCCACCCTGTGGAACAAAAAACGCATTTATCGTCTTGGTGTCTGAGAAAAAAGCTGTCCCGTTCCATCCGTCAATGAATAATCCACATGGTTCTTACGATTGGGCATATCGAGACCTGGAATAGGAAGCGGAGTTTGGTTCAGGGGTGGTGGCACTAGGAAACAATCTTTACGTACATAGGTAAACTCCATGACATTCGGCAAATTATTTTCCATAAGTCGCGAATAATTGTTACCATGTACGTGAATTAAATAATGCGTATCTGCCAATTTTTGAAAACAATTGCGTTTTTGTTCGCGAGTAAATCCATGACTGACCTCATCATAAATGCCATGAAATTCAATGACAATTTGTTTAAATGTAGAAAGCATATCTTGTGTCAATATAGACATCCAACAATATTCGCTTCCTTCAATATCCATTTTAAGAAAAATGTTTTTATATTTTTCCATGAAATAGATTAAATTGGCAGTGTGTTCGTTTTTTTCTGCGCCAATGTTTTTGCAGATAAATGTGATTTGATTGGTATATTCGGTTGGATACCGATGTATGGTTCCATCAAATGCAAAACTGTTTTCTCTGGTCATTCCATATTTGTGTATAAAATCGCGTGAAAAAGACTCTTCGGTGGAAACCCCTGCAGATATATAACAGTCATACTGTCCTATACCTGTTCCAATCACATATCCTCCATCACAATCTGTTCCTAGACGAACCTTTTCAGGATATTCGTATATAGTAAATTCATTCGTGGTTTTGTTCATATATATTATACGTAGAATAATATATGATACATCTTCCTTATCAATTCAAGACAGAGTATCATCCTATTTTTCCATTAACCATTTATCAAACATGGTATACCAAAAATTTGCCACCAAAAATGAAGGAACGGGTAGAACAATTGAAACAACAGCATCCGCGATTTGAACATCGACTATTTGACGACAATGATTGCCGCAATTTTATTCGCGATCATTTTCGGCCCGATGTATTGCAAGCCTATGATACCTTGTTACCAGGTGCCTATAAGGCAGATTTGTGGCGATATTGTGTGTTGTTTATTCATGGGGGAATCTATTTGGACATTAAATTTGCATGCGTAAATGGGTTTCGATTGATTGAACTTACGGAAAACAACCATTTTGTGCTGGACAGAGTTCCCCCACTTTCCATTTATAATGCCTTTCTGGCATGTCAAAAGGGGCATCCATTGTTGTGGTTGGCCATTCGAAAAATCGTAGAGAATGTGTCCAATCGTTTTTATGGATCGTCGCCTTTGGACCCTACAGGACCCGTGATGTTGGGGAATTTGATATTACAACATAAAATGAAAGTCAATGTGGATATGGTTTATCATAAAGGTGGTAAGTATGTTCTCTATAAAAATAGGAGAGTTCTCTCCACTGACTATCCAGAATATAATACGGAAAGAGTCAACACATATAATAAAATACGTGTCAAACATTATGACGCCATGTGGAAGGATAAAAAAATCTATGCATGATCAAGACTCACAAAAAAGCACTTCGGGGGAAATGCGGATTTTTGCCCCCGAAGTGTATCGCGCCATTTGGTGAAAAGAACGGTGTTCGCAATCTTCTTCTCGTCCCTCAATATGACCGTAATTTTTATACACTACACCACGCGGCGATTGTTGTGCTCGGGCATGCGTGCGTATCCATGCAGTTGGAAATAAATCCAGTCGCACACGTCCATCGTAATAGGCACGTAAAAAGAAGGAGGTGCGATAAATGGAGAAACCATTGAAAGATGAAATACATGGCAACAATTGCCCAGGAGGTAGATGGGTTAGTTTTTGCATGATATACTCACGAATGATGGTATGATACGCATAATTGTTCTGAAAATGATTGTAACTAAAACAAAAGGGCCAAATAGAGAGAGCCCAAATATCATAATAGAAAGGATGGGTAGTAAAAGAAAGTGCATCCCAATCGGTGCGTGTCAAGGCGCGCTTCAAAGGATCCAAACACAATGACTTGCAATTGACATCATCTAAATCCATCATAATAAAAAAAGGGAACAGGTGTTGCCGTTCTCTCACATATTGTAGACAAAAATTGCGTGCGGCGGCGATATTATGGGTGCGATAAGGAGATAGTTTTCTGCGATTGACATAAAAAATCATTTTGGGATGTTCTTTTTGGTAGTCTTTCAATACTTGCAACGTATTATCGGTGGAAGTGTCATAGTAAATGAGTATTACATAATCGTCGAAGAGGGTGCCAAGTTTTTCCATATTTTTCAATACGGTGGGGAGAAACTTTCCGACGTTTTTAGCAGGACCGCAAATACAACATGATTGTTTCAATGATGTATTTGATATGTTTGTCACACCCAAGTGGTTTTCCATGTGCATGTGCAAAGATTATACAATATAAAAAGGCAATAATTTTTAGTTGATTCATGCTTCATTCAAATTACTATCAATTATACGTTTAAAACCGATGATTTCATAATTGGGAAAATCGTTCAAAATGCTTTGAGCTAATGCGAGATTAATCGTGATGGATGAACCAAGCGTGGTTGAAAGGGTAAATGCATCCCCTGGCGACAAGGTGTTTGTGCAAGAACCGGTTGCCGTAATGGTTTGAATATCATTTCCCACAATAGAACGCAGCGTGAGTTCAATCGAACAATGTGTGGAAACAAGTGCTTCTGGCATTTATATATATGAAACATAATAAAATACAAATATACAAATACAATATACTACTAATTGCAATCTTCACACAACACGTCAAAATCCATCAAAGAATTCGAAGAGTCCGACTTTTTACTTAAACGTTGTTCATAGTCTTCTTCCACAGCAGTATCATTAAATACCAATTTAACATTGTCTTTTTCTCCAAAAAGAGTAATAATATTTCCTTTTTTCTTCAATTGAATGTCATCGAATGAATCCGTCGTATTTAATTTATTCACGCCTTTTTCTAACATGTCATACATTTCTTCCACGATTTTTTTATTCTTTTTGTCCCGAAAGGATTGAAAAAATTGTTGTTTGGATTTTTCTTTTAGTTGGTCTTCTTTTAATTGATGCTCTTTTTGTTCCAACAACATATTGTCGTGTTTTCCATAAGGGTCCATAACATTTTCAATAAATTTACTCTTTTTTCGTGGGTCAATGATGGTTTCATTGATATTAAACCCGCAAAATAACCATCGGCGAATTTTCAATTGTTTTAATTTTTCAGCATTCTCCATTTCTTTGATAAACATGTCGTCAATAATGGAAAACGCCGACTTTAATAACAGCAAATTGTCAATGTGTTTTTCTTTCTCATGAATTAAACGAGTAATTTCATCTTCTATTTTTTTAATGTGGGTGTTCTTTGTTTCTCTGTTTTTTTTGGATTTTAATACCGCAATTAAATAATTCTTTTGGTTTTTAATTTCCTTCAACGAATTGATTTTGCGTTTTCGTATGTCTTCTATTTTTTTGATGATTAAAAATACGTTCGTGTTGTAAATAATTGGATACCGTGTTCGAATCGTTTTGGGAATAACAAATTGATTGGTTTCTTTGATTTCATTGATTTTCTTTTCAATTTCTGCCAATTTTTTCTGAATGACATCGCTTTTCGTATTGAATAATAAAGTCGTTCCAGACAAAAATTCAATGGAGGTTTGCATTTTATCATATTGGTGTGCTGATATTTTGTGAGCTTCTGAAGTTGCATCTAACTTTAAATAATTTACAATAGATAATAAAAATGCGATGATGGCATTGACGCTGGCAATAAAATAGGCACCCCAAATAAATCGATTAATAATAGAAGACAACACGGTTGCACTAGTTGAAAGCAATATGGCAGGCATCATCAAATAATTCAATCGTGTTTCACAATACGTTTTGGATTCCATATATATTAATTTTTGTCCTCGTATGTAGGTAGCAATAATGTCAAGTGCAATAGAGTGGTATTCTTTTTCATCAAAGTAATCTTTCATAAAATCATTTTCCACTTCTTTATATGTATATTTTTTATAATTGTTTCGCGTTTTTTGGGTATATTCCATAATAGGCGTGGGCGTGGGCGTGGGTGCGGGCATAGGGGTAGGTGTACGTAATATACTTATATTGCTTATGTTGCTTAAAAAACTATTCTCTGATGTATCGTCAAAATCCATTGGTTCTGTTTCTTCTCTATAAATCATTGGTTCTTCCTGGCTTTCTTGTGTATTCATTCTTATATTATAAATATCTTATTATCTTATAATATAAAGTATGCCCAATCCTACAAAAGGCTGGAAAAAAGAAAGACCTAATTATCATCAAAGAATGGTTATGTGGGAGAAATGTGGGTCAAAATGTTTTTTGAGTAGAAAAAAATACCCCATTTGCCGCAAAAACACATGCAAACACAGTCAAAAGGGAATACATGCTGCATATAGTCGTGCAAGACAACATCATCATTCAACCATAGCAAGGAAAGCCAAGAAATTATTTATTTTGTGACGATATTAAATTCTGTGAAATTATTTAATCCGCAGGTAGTATTTCCAAACAATGCGCCACTTGGATCAATCACATATTCCAATGGCAACGTATTCGGCGTGACTGTTGTGGAAATAGTCGTCGGACAATTGCCAGATAGATCCGAAATGGTACATACGTTACCCACATCCATTTGACTATATAAATTGACGTATAAGTCAGCGTGATTAAAATTGTTGGTATATTTTAATCGATTGGCTTGTTGTAATAAAAGTAAATCTGCCGAAGTTCCACGATTTTGTCCAAGAACACAGCGTCCTACATTACAATAACTATATATTGCTTTTTTATTCAATATATGTTGACCCGCATCCAATGGTTCGCGAACTTGTCCAAAGGCAGATTTGCCAGAATAAGAAGAATATGGACGGGAAGACATTTATATCTATATAATTTTATTATAATATAAATCACGAAATTCGTCCATGAGTGACCATTAAAAATGAGATGTATTGAATCTTTGCTTTGATAGACGACGCGACAATGGAAGTAATTGACAGAACTACCCATGCAAAATTGCTAAATGTAAGCAATCAATTCTTTGATTGGCCAAAAGATTTAAATAGAGACTTCAAGGTATCGAATGAACCCTATTCTTATTGATGAAACGGAGATGGTTCCCTTTTTGATATGGTGGTGGGAGAATGAAAAAACATCATTTATAATAGATATACTTGATAATATGAACGAAAAAAACATTTACAAGTATTTTTGTGCGAATATCAATGATTTTAAAAAGAGTTCATTCTTAGATTTTCAAAAGATGATAGAAAATGAAGAGTTTGATAGAACGTTTGAAGGATTTGTTTGTTTGAGTGGGGGCATTGAGTCGTTCATTACTGCAGTACTATTAGATAAAAATAGAGGTTTATTTCGAAGAATAAAAAATATTCGATATAGATTTGCGACGACGGAGGATGGTACAATAATAACAAGAAAACAAAATCAAAATTAAACACACACAAGGTCATGAAGTTACAAAAAAATTTTTAAAACATTTGTTAATATTAACATAAAAGTATGGTCTTTTTTAATACTGATATAAACATTCACAAATCAATGTAAAACACCAGTCATTACCATTTAGGTTCAATACGTTTCCTTTGTCATCCAGCAATTTCACGGCCATACGGTCAATATCCACTGGTCCGAAAAAATTCCGA